ACATTTGGTATAATTCTATCTAATGCAGGACGTAATATATCTTCTTTGCCCCAAAGATCGCTACGATTAACGTTACGACTAGCGTCATAATCTCTAATAGTAGTAAAATTAAGGTTGCCAGAGGCAATTTGTTTGAACATGTGTTTATCAACAAACACTAAGGTGCCATTACTATCACGACCAAAAACTATAGCAGGAAATCCGTCCCATTTAATAGTTAATGTGTTAGTGTTATAAGAAAGACTAGTTAATTCATTAACTGCTCGGTGGGCTCCTTTAGATCCTTCATTAATGATAAGATCTTCCGGATGTGCAATTCCTGCCATAGTGTTACCTCTATGTAATAATGTTAATTGTGATCGTAACTACCATCTTTCATATCTTTAGATACTTCATCAAACAGTTGTTTACAAGCTGCTTTCCATGTTTTAGTATCAATATCTTCTGGCAATTCACGCATTGGATATTCTTTAGTATACCGTTTATAACCATCTGCTACTGCAGTTTTAAAAATAGTATACTTAATATCTTTACCTGCTTTTTTCTTATCGATAAACGTGTGTACTGCGGGTAGCAAATGACGGCGATATGCATCGTCGTCGTTATTTAAAAAGAAAACTAAATCTTCAGCTAAGTCAAAATCAATCTTATTGCCGTCGTCAGTTTGTTTAATAAACTCCTCACCTTTAAAGTGAGAGTTTTCAAGTAGATCTGTAATACGCATAGTTAAATCCCGTGTTATTAGTATATTTATACTTAATGCACTATCCGATCAACTGTAAGTTTTATTCCTGCAAGTTGCATTCTACACATTAACAACATGTTTTTACCAGTTACATAAAAATGCCCACCACCATAACTACTTTGTTGTAATAGCATGTCTCTACATCCGTTAGTAATTCGCAATTTGTTAATAGCATCAGCCCATTCTAAAAAATCTAAATACTGTTTTTCAGTTCTGCCAATAGTAACTCGATATTCGTATTCTATAGTTGGCATATAAACTGTTCCTGCTGTTAAGTTAGCAGGCGGCATGCTAATACTGCGAACTTTATCTACATGAATATCACGTAGTCTAATGATGTCGCTATATTCATTAGTATAAATTGTAACTGCAGGAAATTCAACTCGAGTACAGTAGTCATCCATATTTGTTAGGTTGTTATAAATCACCGTAGTGTATGCTAAATCTAACGGTGATCGCCATGTGTTAGTAGTTTTAAGTAATTTTTCTTCACGATTAATTCTATTAAAATATGCATCACTATTGGAACCTCTAAATACATGGCTAAATGCGCATACCAGCACAATATTGTACTGGTACTTGCCTCTGTATAGTTTTTTAGTAGTATTAATCTGCATCTTCAATACTAAACAAATCAGTAATTACTTCTTTTGTAGTGAGCAACGGCACTTTAGGTGTTTTAGGTTTAGCAACAAGTGACATTTTGTCGTCTACAACCGTAACAGTTAACCATCCGCCATTTTTAAGATCACCAAATAACATCATTTTAGCAAGATCACGTTTGATCTCTTTGTCAATAATACGATGTAACGGTCTAGCACCCATTTTAGCATCAAAGCCGTTATCTAACAACCAGTTAGTTGCAGCTTTATCAACTTTAATTTTGATACCTTTCTCTTTAACTTGTTCGCGTACTTCGTCAATAAACTTGTTAACAACTTTAACCATAGTGTCTTTACCTAACTTGTTAAATGTAATAACACCGTCTAGTCTATTACGAAACTCAGGTGATAAGAACTTCTTAAGATCAGCATCTGAATAGTCTTTTTCTTGAGTACCAAAGCCAATTTGATTCTTGTCTGCAGCTTGCGCCCCTGCGTTAGTAGTTAGAATTAATACAATATGGCGGCAATCAGCTTGTTTACCATTTGACCCTGTAATAAAACCATTGTCCATCATTTGTAGTAATACCGTTGACACATCAGGATGTGATTTTTCAATTTCGTCAAATAACAGTACAGCATTTGGATTTTCTTGAATCTGCGTAATCAATAACCCTGCATTGTCTTCAAAACCTACATATCCCGGAGGACTTCCAATAAGTTTACTAATACTGTGTTTCTCTTGATATTCTGACATATCAAAACGTAGTAATTTAGTATTCAAATGTTTAGCAAGTGCTTTAGCAGTTTCAGTTTTACCGCAGCCTGTTGGCCCCATAAACACAAAGCTACCAATTGGTTTGTTTTCTAATTTTAAACCTGCCTGTGCAACCATGATCTTATCAACAATTTCAGTTAACGCAGTATTTTGACCAAATACTTCTGCTTCTAACTTGTCTTGTAATGATGCTAATGAACTAGTTTCGGTTTGCATAATCTGTTCAACTGGCATGTTGACCATTTTAGCTAATTCAAACTGAATATCAGCTTCTGTAACTACACGATGATCAGCAAGTTTTAAATTAAACCGTGAGCAAGCGCAGTCAATTAAGTCAATAGCCTTATCTGGCAATTTTTTATCTGCTTGATATTTTACAGATAGTTTAATTGACGCTTGTAGTGCTTCATCTTTAATTTTAAGTTTGTGATGGCCTTCGTAATACTTCTTAATACCTTTAAGAATCTGTAAAGTCATTTCTTGTGTAGGTTCGTCAACTGTAATACGTTGGAATCTGCGCATTAATGCCCGATCTTTTTCAAAGTGTTTACGATATTCATCCCAAGTTGTACTTGCAATAACTTTAATGTTACCTTTGCTTAATGCAGGTTTCATCATATTAGCTAAATCGTTAGATGAGCTACCTGATGCGCCTGCTCCGCTAATCATATGAGCTTCATCAATGAATAACACGCATTTACCAAGTTTTTGCAACGACTTAATAACTTGTTTAAATCGTTCTTCAAAGTCGCCTCTGTACTTAGAACCTGCTAGCATAGCTGCAATGTCTAAATTATAAACAGTGTAATCTGTTAAAAACTCCGGAACTGCACCATTTACGATGTTAAATGCAAGACCTTCGGCAATTGCAGTTTTACCTACGCCCGGATCGCCTACCATAATAACATTGTTTTTGCTGCGACGGCCTAGTGCTAGTGCAATGTGTTCTAATTCATCAACACGACCAATAACAGGATCAATTTTATTATTTTTAACTTCGTCATTTAAATTAGTAGTGTACGATTGCAATGCTTTGTGCAGTTGTGCATTTGGTTTAATTGTGTCAGATGATGAATCGTCGTCTGACATAACATTTTGCACGTACTCTGCGTATTTTTCTTTTGTAATGTTAACTTGTGCAACATAGTAGAATGCCCATGACCGTTTTTCCCCTAACATTGCTAAGAAGAAGTCAGCTGGTTCAATACGGGTACCACCGTTAAACAACACTTGAGTAAATGCTCGATTTAATGATCTCTCAACTGCTTGTGTTTTTTTTGGTTTAACTACTACTTCTACTGTAGTAATTTCATGGCATTTAGATTGTAAATGATCGAGTACAGTGCCCTTTAAAAAATTTACATCAGCGCCAAAGTGTTGTAACGAATTAGTAAATGCGTCGTCTTCTGTGAGCATTGAAAACAGAACATGCTCAAGTGTTACGTACTCGTGATGCATATTTTTTGCAGCAGTTATTGCTTTGTCAAAAATTGCTTGTAGTTTTTCGCTTGGTTCGACCATTGTAGTTCCTTGTTGTTGTTAGTAAAGTTATATTATACACTATTACACGTAAATGTCAATTTAATTGACTGTTTATTGCTTGCAATTGTGCTATTAATGCAGGATTAGTAATAGCAGGTACTTTAATTTTAATAACAGTAATAAATTGGCCAGTTTGTTTACTATGCACATTAGTAAATCCAGAACCATTTGCATATTTTGTGCCGGTTTCAACGCCGGCTCTAATTGTTAAGCTAATAGTGTCACCGTTAATTGTTTTTACAGATTTAGTACATCCAATCATTGCTTCAATTGGATTAATCTCTAATGTTGTATGTACATCGTTTCCTTCTCGTTTAAAAGTTGGATCTGGTAGTATTATTACAGTTACGTTAAGATTTCCACGTTGAACATTTGGAATAGAATCATCTCCTAACCCATTATAACGTATTGAATCACCGTTATCTATACCTGCAGGTACATTTATTGAAACAGTTTGCGATCTTCCACTTGGTAAAGTAAACGTTGCATCTACTTGTTTTCCATTAAATGATTCAGCTAATGTTATTTGTACTTGTAAGTTTAAATCTCGATTGCGCTGTTGTTGTCTAAATCCATGTCCAAACATATTTGTAAAATGCGCATGCTGTCCAAATACGTCATTCATATCAAAATGGAATTGTTGTGAGTGTCCACCGCTAAATCCGCCAAACGGATTTCCATTTTGTTGCATGTCATATTCTTGACGTTTTTGTGGATCACTTAACGTATCATACGCTACTGAAATATCTTTAAACGTTGCCTGGTCTCCTTCTGCCTTGTCTGGATGATGTTTGTTAGCTAATGAACGATATGCTTTTTTAATATCGTCCTGCGATGCGTCTTTGGACACACCTAGTTTTGAATAAAAGTCTGTCATGGTTAATATCTCATAAAAAAGGTCAGTTGTTGTATAGTAATTATACTATACAAAGACTGACCTGTCAATATTTTGATTACTTGTGTTTTTTAACTACTTTTTTTGGAGCTGGTTTTACAACTGCTTTTTTAGGTGGAACTTTTTTACCTTCAAACTTCTTATGAACTTTGATAGTTTTACATTGTTTCTTACCTTTTACAGTTTTACAAACTTCTTTAGTAGTCGGACCAACATGGCCTTCTTCGTGATTAGCGTATGCAACCGGAGCTGCTAACATGCTAATAATAATTAATGATAATAGTTTTTTCATAATTTCTCCTTATGATTTTGGAATCGGTTTGCCTGCAGGGCGTTTTCTTGCTACTTTAGGTGCTTCTACTGCGACTGGTTCTGGAGCTGCTTCTACTGCAACTGGTTCTGGAATAACAACTGGTGGTACATAAACTGGAGCAGGCGCTGGTGGTACATATACCGATGCAGGAGCTGGCGCATAAACTGGAGCAGGTGCTGCAGGTGGAGGGGTAAAGCTGCTAAAATCAGGTAATCCTGGTGCATTAATTTTTTCTTGTGTACGACCGTGTGCTGAAATACCTAATACAACACCCATTGCAATGTGATAAAGACCACCACCTTGTAATGTTAATGGTTGCCACATATCTAAGTTTTGACCTGGGTTGTAGTATTGCAAAATGTTATATAATATTGGTCCTAGCACAAAGTCAAACAAACATGTAATCATGTATGTCATTGCCATCATTGGGCGCCAGTATTTTGTCATAAAATCCTCGTTTTGTTCCATTGTTACGTTCCTTGTATTTAAATTGCTTTTGCTGCTGTTGATGCAATTGTGATTGCAGTGTTTATAATTTTGTTTAATTCAGTTTGTGCGCTAAGTGCTGCTGCATCTTCAATAATGATGCCAGTTGTAGAAATGTCTTGTAACAATTCTTCATATTCAGAAGCACTAATAACACCGTTTTGAAAGTCTTCAGTTAATCCTTTAAGTTCTGCTGCTGCGTCTGCAAGAGCGTGACTTTTAACAGTGTCGTATCCGTTTAAACTATTTAAAATATCTTGTGTACTCATCGTGGTTTACTCCCTATAGTTTGGGCAATAGTAGTTGCCGCTTTTGTTAAAATATCCATTTTTTGTTTACAATATGCTTCACTTATTTTTTCTGTTTTATGATATCGTAGATGTAATGGCTCTGTTAAGTCCATTAACGATTCTGATAGTTTCATAGTTACTTTGTTTTCTGGTATAAATTCTGCATAGTTTTTAAATTCGATGCTTTTTAAATATATACGATCTACAATAGGAACCATTTGTTGTTGATTACTACAAAACTCTGAGCCTATTTGAGAAAGACTCCGAACGTCATTGATTAATTGATATTCGTTTTGATCAAATTTTGCCATAAAATACGCATCCATTGCTGCGCAACCAGATAGCATACTAAGTAAAATAACTGCTAATACTTTTTTCATTTTACGTCCTCATATATTTTCTTTTGTTGATTGTACCAATCTTGCCATGCAAGATATCGTTCTCGTAGTTCATAGTAAGAACCGTAATTCTCACTAGCATTTTCT